CAGCAGGTGGTAAAGCACCAGGTCCTGAGCCATTGAAGATATGCCTGACACACGTTCAGGCTCTCTTAGATAGAAAGCATGAGGGAGAACAATTATCGTCTCTAGAATGCCATGATATCTTATGTCACATTGCTAACTCTGTACTTGCTGGTGGTATCCGTAGAAGTGCTATGATTTCTTTATTTGATCATGATGATGAAGAGATGATTACATCTAAGTATGGATCTTGGTGGGAAACTAATGAGCAACGTGGTAGAGCTAATAACTCAGCTGTGTTACCTCGTGGTGAAGTAAGTGAAGAAACATTCATGAGCTTATGGAAACGTATTGAAGCATCTGGATCAGGAGAACCTGGTATTTATTGGTCTAACAACAAAGATTGGGGAACTAACCCATGTTGTGAGATTGCATTACGTCCTTATCAGTTCTGTAACTTATGTGAGGTGAACGTATCTGATGTAGAAGATCAAGAAGATCTGAATGCTCGTGTAGCAGCAGCTGCATTCTTTGGTACTCTACAAGCAGGATTTACTAACTTTCATTACTTACGTCCTATCTGGGCTAAGACTACACAAAAAGATGCTCTATTAGGTATTGGTATGACAGGTATTGGTTCAGGAGAAATCTTGAAGTATGATCTTGCAATTGCTGCTGATGTAGCTAAGAATGTAAATAGATTAATTAGTGAGAAGACTGGTACAAACGAGGCAGCTCGTATCACTTGTATCAAACCTTCAGGAACTACAAGTCTTGTATTAGGAACAGCATCTGGTATTCATGCTTGGCATAATGACTATTACTTACGTACAATGCGTTTCAATAAGAACGAAGACATTGCTATGTATCTAATGGAGAATCATCCTGAACTATGCGAAGATGATGTGTTACGTCCTACAGATACAGTGTGTGTTCGTATTCCTGTTAAAGCACCAGAAGGTTCTATCTTCCGTACTGAGACAGCACATGATACATTAGAACGTGTTAAACATTTCTCTACTAACTGGATTAATGAAGGACACATCAATGGTGACAACACTCACAATGTAAGTGCTACAGTATCTATAAAAGATGATGAGTGGCCAAGTGTAGGTGAGTGGATGTGGGAAAATCGTGAGTTCTACAATGGACTATCTGTATTGAACTATTGGGGGGGAAGTTATTCCCAAGCTCCTTTTGAAGACATCACTGAAGAAGAATACAATTCACGTATTGTAAAACTTAAAGAATTAGATTTAACTAAAGTAACAGAAAAAGATGATCAAGTCAACTTCAACGAATCAGTTGCCTGTGGTGGAGGAGCCTGTGAAATTGTCTAAACCATTATCACGTGAGTTCCTCTCTAGTAGAGGGACTTGCTGTGGTAATATGTGTTCAGAATGCCCTTACTACCCTAGGCACACAGCTGGGACAACTCAAAAATATTAAATTAAAGTGAATAAATTAGTACAGATAGCCTAGGTGTTTTACGTCTAGGCTATTTCTTTTTTAATGAATATTTCGTAAATTTACATATAACAAAAAGAACTAAATCATGGCAAAAAAGCAAACAAGTGAACCTTCGGGTAAGTCAAAGTTTCAGGAAGCATTAGACAACCTGAACAAGAAGTATGGTGTAGGATCAGTCCTAACACTAAGTAGTAAGACAGGTGGAGAGTATGATATTATCTCTACAGGATCAATTGGTTTTGATCACATTACATTAGGCACAGGTGGCTTTGTAAAAGGTAAACTGTATGAACTAATGGGCTGGGAAGGCTCAGGTAAATCTACAGTTTGTGGTCACGCTGTAGCAGAATGTCAAAAAGCAGGTGGACAAGTCTTATACATAGACGGTGAGCACGCTGTAGACAAGAAATACTTTGAAGTATTAGGTGTAGACACTAGTAAAATGTTAATTGCTCAGCCATCTTGTGGTGAGGAGGGTTTTCAAATTGCTATGGATATGATTGAGACTGATGAGATTGATCTTGTTATCATTGACTCAGATTCATCATTGATTCCTAAGAAGATGTTAGATGGTGATGTAGGTGATTCTACTATCGGTAGAAAAGCTTTATTAAACAGTAATGCCTATCCTAAACTAAAAGGTGCACTATCTAAACACAATGTATGTGTGATTGTTGTATCTCAGTATCGTGAGAAGATTGGTATGATGTTTGGTAATCCAACAACTACACAAGGTGGTCACGCATTGAAGTTCTATAGCGATGTTCGTGTAGAGGTGAGTAAATCTCTAGCAAAGGACGGTGATCAAGCTTATGGTAATGTTACTAAAGTAAAAGCTATCAAGAACAAGATGTCTCCTCCATATCAATTAGCTAACTTTGAGATTGTATATGGTGTAGGTATTGATAGAATGTTAGAGATTATGGAGCTTGCTTCTAATTTCGAAATCTTACGTAAGTATGGAAAAACAATTACATACGGAGAAACTAAATATCCAGTAGATGAATTCAGAACTCTATTAGAAGACAATGAAGAATTCTTTGACAAGTTACGTCAAGATATTGTAGATAAAATTAATCAAACAGAACTTCCTACAGAGGAAATAAACGAAGAAGAAAATGAAGATTCAGTTCAAGAAGTTATTGCCGACAGCACAGAAGCCTAAGTTTGGCAAACCAGGAGATGCAGGTGCAGATCTTGTAGCTACATCTATAGAATGGCGTGGTGATTTACAAATTGTGTATGGTACAGGTATTGCAGTAGAAATACCAGAAGGAATGGTGGGACTTGTGTTCCCACGTTCCTCTGTACGAGATAAGAACCTAAGTATGGCAAACTCTGTAGGAGTTATTGACTCAGGATACAGAGGTGAAATTATGGTTACGTTCAACATCACTGCAGATGATTTAGACTTTGTGTCTAAGTATGCTGTAGGTGATCGTATTGCTCAGTTAGTAATTATGCCTGTGCCATTAGCACAGTATGTGGAAGTAGAAGAATTATCAGAAACATCTAGAGGAGATAAAGGACATGGAAGCACGGGTAATTAGAACTTTAGCAGAAGCTATAGCAGAATCGGATCCACATGGAGCACATAAAGTAATGAAAGAAATACAAGAAAGAGAGATGGTTAATCACCCTGATCATTACCAGGGAAGCAAGATGGAAGTTATAGACATCATAGAAGACTATAACTTAGGTTTTTCATTAGGAAATGCTGTTAAATACATTCTTAGAGCTGATAAGAAAGGCAATAAGAAACAGGATCTTGAGAAAGCTTTGTGGTATATTAATAGAGAACTATCTAAATTCAAAGGATGAAACTAATTGTAGAAGCTGGAGAATATGAAGCAGATTCATTATTCTCCTTGATTATCGAGGTTCTAAAACATAGAACTTGGCATTTGTTCAAACATGGTAAATGGATGGACTAATGAAAACATGCAGCGTAGAAGGCTGTGATGGAAAGATTTGGTCAAAGGGTTTATGTCTTAATCATCTTAAGCGTAAACCCTTACCTGCTTCTAGACAACTAGGAATAACTACAAAGGTTAAAGCTTTTGTAGATAAAGAAAGAATAAACAAGATGCGTTCTTTCTTTATGGAAATCTGGAAGAAGAGAAAACATTATTCAGAAGTGAGTGGTGTATTCCTAGGAGATGAACCAATGTCTACATACTTTCATCACATAATACCAAAAGAAAAATATCCTGAGTTAGCATACGAAGAATCTAACATAATTTTATTAACTTTGGATGAGCATACTAATGTAGAAAATGATATCTATAAGTATGAAAAGATTAATCAATTACGAATGCAACTTTTAAACAAAATAAACCAATGACAAACCAATTCTTTTACACTCGTACAGAGGGAGACAAGCAGTATGTAGAGTCTTTCAATGTAAACAAAGTAATTCGCAGCATCGCATTTGAAGATGAGCTAGTAATTTTACTAGATGATATTCATGAGCGTGTTGAAGAAGTTCCTACACTTAACCCTAAGACTGGTAAAGTGATAGGTGTACAACGCAAGCGTGACATCTTCCAATCAGATATTCATTTGAAAGGTGATGATATTACAAGATTTAAAAAATTAACTAACATTGAATTATAATGAAAGATTTCAAATCATTACGTGGTAACAGATTGTTACTAGACCTTCCTAAGAAAGAAGAAGGTAAACTTATTGTAGACGAGAATACAAAAGAAGCTCTTGAGAAAGAGATGATGCAGAAGCTTAACAAGCTTACAGTGTATGCTGTAGGTGATCTTGTTACAGACATCAATGTAGGTGATGAGATCTTGGTAGATCCAGCATCTTTAGGTAAGTCTCCTGTAGTTCCTATTAATGGAGAGAACAAGTTATTGGTATCACCATTTGATGTCATTTTAGTATGGTAACTAAAGTTGTACACAGCGAAGATCCGTTAGAGCACTGGAGTGACGTAACGGACGTGCACAACAAGATAGTATTAGATTTAGGATGTGGCTGGTTGTTTCAACCCTTCCAGTCCACACCTGAATACTTTCTATCTAGAGGTGCATCTAAGATTATTGGAGTTGATGTTTCTTGTGGAGAAGTTGATAAACTTAAAGAGGTTTATCCAGAACATGAGTTTGTATGTAAAGCAATCATGAACAAAGATGATATGATTGAGTTATTAGAAACATATCGTCCTCAAGTTATCAAAATGGATATTGAAGGATATGAGTCTGTATTAAATGAAATGACACCTAAGCACTTCTCATCTGTTGAAGAACTTGCTATAGAATATCATAATCCAGAGTGTAAAGAAATACTAGAAAGAAAACTTCCAGAGTTTGGTTTTAATATATTTGCTATAAATCAATTTGGTTGGTTTGTTACAGATACAAACATCATGGGAATCATGCATGCAAAACGATGAATATAACTAAAGCTACATATGGTGGAGTAGATTGTACTGCTCAGATTACAAGCAAGATCAAAGATGATCGTTTAATTGTACGTGCAACTAATAATATTATAGGAGATCCTGCAATGGGACAAGTTAAATATTTAGTTGTAACAGTAGATGATGAAACACTCACTGTAAAAGAAGGAGACTTATTAGTTTATCCAGCTACTAATCATGAAAAGCTTGGGATATTCTATTCTAACAATCATAATCCATTAGTTTATCCTGCTATAAGAGCTTCGTTAAAGAGTATTAAGACTGCATCTGAAGGAAAGGCTGATATTCTCACTTGTATGTGGAATCATGAGCCTGAAAATCCATTCATGGAATACATTGCTTGGACAAAGACAGGATCACACTTGAATCAACTTCTACAAATCATGCAACTATTGTATGCAGCTAGACAAATACACGATTACAAGTATGTATCATTCTTAGAGCATGATGTTCTATATCCAGAAGGATATTTTGATTATCCAGATTTCCCTAAAGGAAGTGTTATAACAAACATGAACTACGGAGGAATTATTAAAAAAGGATGGCAAACTAGAGGACAAGATGATGAACCATTTCATCAGATGACAATGCATTTTGATGATGCTATTGCTCACTGTGAATCAATTCTAGCTAATGCACTAGTAACCAATAGTGGAATGATTGAACCTCAAACTATTCCTAGAGAACAATGGATGTGTAAGAACAGAGCTATTCATATTAATCATGGATCTCATTTCACATCTCATTATAATGTCTATAGAAAAGATAATCTATCTGCTACAGATCCTTATTGGGGAGATCATAGTAAATATTCACACGTATTTTATTAAAAAGAAAAAGGAGGCCAATGGTCTCCTTTTTACTTAGATTAAAAACACAAAAATGAAAAACAAATTATTATTTTGATAGTCTCTTTTGCTTCATAGGAGCCATAGGACTTTTTAATCGTTTCATATTATCAGCCTCTCTCATGAAAGGCTTATCAGGTGCAGGGTTCTTTACCTTTGGTGCTTTACGTGGCTTGCCAGATTTCTTAGCTTTACCAGCAGTCATATTACTTGCAGCCATACTTGCATTTCTTTACAGAAGCACCTTTCTTAGCAATCACACCACGACCTTTTAATACATCAGCTTTAGTGATTTTACCATCTTTGTTAAGATCAGGGAATGAACCACCAGATTTAGCTTTAGGTTTAGGAGCAGGATATGGTTTAGATTTATCTAGCTTACGACCCATTTGAGCTTTCTTGATAGCACCACCCATTTTCTTCTTAGGGGTAGGCCATCCACCAGATGCACCAGCACCAGGACCTTCGCCAAATGTTTTAAGCTTCGCTCTTTCTAACTTAAGATCTGCTTCAGCTTGACGATCACCACGCTTGGCTTTATCTATCATATCTTGAAACTCACCAATTTTACCACCCATTGGTCTTCCTTTTAGTGGTGCTGGTTTTTTTGTTTTTGTTTTAGTCTGAATCATGATTATTTCTTTTTAGACATTTTAGTTGCCCCTAGTTGCTTGTTTTTCTTTAAAACAGCTTTACCCTTAGCACCTGCTAAAGTTTTCTCTTGTACCTTAGTATAAGCACCTTTAGGATCTATAGGTCCTACACGTTTAGTGGAAGCCTTCAGTCCTGTAAGACTGCCTCCTGATTTCTTTGCGGTTGCCATGATTTACTTCTTTTTAACTACTTTACCACCCATTTTCTTTTTGTCGTACAAGTTCATTTTTCTAGGAACACCAACACGTTTTTCAACAACTTTTTCAATAGAATCAGCTTTTGCTCTGTTTTGTTCGCTTTTCTTTACTTGATCTTTTCCAAATGGAACTCTTGCGTTACGAAGAGAATCTGCAGTTTTTAAATTTTTTTGAGTAAAGGCTTTATTATCTTCTCCTTTTTTAACAAAAGATTTGTACTTATCTGCAGCACTTTTTACCATTGTACCCATTTGGGCTTTTTTCATTACTTTCTTAGCCATGATATTATTTTTTTTTAGATTGAGATTTAATTTTCTTCTCCTGCTTTAACATAGCAGCTGTAGGTTTCTTACCAGATCCCTTATTAGCACGGATGTTATCCCATAAGCCACGCTTAGACATAGAACCATCAGCACGTTTAATCATACCACCCATTTTGTTTTTAGGTAGTAACGTTGATTCATCAGTAGATTGTCTTTTTATTCTTTGTTGATTTAATTCATATCTACTTACAGTAGATTTTGGCATTGGATTACCAGCAGGTTTTTGTCCAGCATATCTTTGTGCAGCAGGAGATTTACCACCAGGTTTTAGAGGTCTTGCAGCATTCACTGAAGAACCATCTTGAGCTTTCTTTAATATTTTCTTTGCCATTGTACTATTTATTTTTTCCATGGAGTAGGTGTTCCTGTCATGGGAGGTGGTAATTCTTTTTCTCTAGATAAATACTCTTTATCATTTAACATCTTACGAATTGTTACATAATGCTCCTTAAACTTAGCTTTATTTATTCCTTGAGGGGTAAATACAGAATCAATAATTTGATTTCTGCGAGTAGGTTCGTAATACTGAGCAGAAGAATTCCACCTTTCTCTAGATTTTGATGGAACTTCAATCTTATTTGGATCAATTGTAACGCCTTGGTAAGAAACAAGTACTAAAATCACAGAGAACAGAATTTTTTCCATTTTAACAATTCCATTTACGAAGAGCTAATGTTTTACGTGTTGGTTCACCATTAGGTTTCTTTGCAGGTCCTTTAACGCCAGACATTCTAGCACAGAAAGACTTACGTCTATTAGCAGCTTTACTTCCTTTCTTCAATTTAGAAGGAGGAGTGGTAACTGCCATCTTTAACTTACTACCAGGGTTAGCACGTCTATAAGACGCTACACCTTTTCGGTTTAATCCGCCTTTTGGATCTTTTCCTTCGGATCTTTGCCAAGCTTCTGATTTAGCCATTATTTCTTAACACAATTATTAACTGTCTTACCACTTTTTTTCTTAGTGCCTTTCTTGACATATCCTGTCCAGCACTTTACCTTACCACCATTCTTTAATGTAGAACCTTTGAACTCTCCTTTCTTTTTAATTAAAGGACCATCTGGTACAGGAGTGATGTTACCACCTTTTCTAAGAACACCTTTACCCACATAGGCAGAAGCCTTCTGTGGATTGTATGGACCAGGTTTTCTTATAGAAGCCACTATTTCTTTTTCTTAATTGCTACCTTCTTAGCTACTACTTTACCTCCTGCTTTCATTTTGCTCTTACCACCGTTTTTCATTTCTGGTTTAGGACGTAATGCTTCTTCTGTAGATAAATAACTTCTATCATTTGCCATCTTACGAAGTGTTGCAGCATGCTCCTTAAGCTTAGCTTGATTGATACCTTTAGGAGTAAATGTAGAATCAATGATTTGATTTCTACGAGAAGGCTCATAAAAACCACCTGCTACATTTAAACGATCCTTAGATTTTAGAGGAGCTTCCATTGTTCCATTTTGAGCTTTCTTTAAAGGAGCTTTTTTTAATACTTTCTTAGCCATTGTTATTTAGATTTACGCTTTGCAGCTATTTTTTTGAATGTTTTTGCAAGAGTTTTAGCACGACCTGTGCAACTCGCCTTTGATATAGGAGTACACTTGCCCGCAGTACCTCTACGCTTAATTGATGCTGTCGCTTTTTGAATCCAGTTCTTTTTTGATGCTGTTGCCATACCTGTGAAAGGTTATATTGGGTTTTACTATAATACTACGATTAGTAAATTGCCAGAGCTCCCCAGTGGCATTGATGATAATTGTATACATTGTATCGGTCTCATGACCATACTCTGTGACTAACCAAATAATTCCATCACCTTTTGGTGTAGTGACATCAATTCTATTATGTGGTTCATAAATCATATTGCACACCCTAAAGGATTCGAACCTCTACAAACGGTGTTGGAGACCGTTGTGCTACCGTTACACTAAAGATGCGTCCATTTCTTGGTTACGTTATTGCTAAGAGGCTTGACCAAGAATGTTTATTTTTCTTCTGGAACTTCTACAACAGAACCGTTTTGAACAGCTTCTGCTAATGTAGCTTCCATGATTTGACTAGCTTTATCAGCTAATAAAATGCGTTGTGCTTCTTCTGTAGAAAGAATAGCACGTAATGAGTTTAAAAGAATACCAAAATCATTTCCTGATAATGTGAATTCTGAATCGATTGCCCAAGTGTATTTCTTGTTAGGATCGAATGTTGGCACTTCTTGTGCACTTGGCTGGTCTTGTACAACTTCCATGTTTGTATTTTATTTTAGTTTCTGTAAATGTATAATGAAATATTTAAAATTGCAAATTTATTTACAATGTTATTTCAAACGCGATAATAGCATTGGTCTTGATACTCTTGCTCATGTTCAGTTTAATCTGAAACTGATTATGGAACTTAAATAGTTCTTCTATAATAGCATTTGTATACTTAGGTAGAGAAGGAGCTAGTCTAAATGTATATGATCTAGGATGCTTTATAATCTCCATAGTTGAAAGTTCATCTATAGAATCAATAATACCTTCTAGATGAGCAAAATATATCTCATCGTTATAAGGCATTATCTTTGGAAAGAACTTCTTACTAATTTGCATTAACTAAGTGTTAATAAGTATTTAGTTTTAGCTGCTTCTCCAGACAATGCGTCTGCTAAGTTACATACATCATGAAATTTATTTGTTTCACCATATGCTTTTAAGTTACTAGCAAAGTCCATTAATGATGTAACCACTGATGTAGCATCTACAGCACTCAATGGTTCTATCTTATAAGGTGCAGGACGTTTGCCTGTATAGCCCATAATCTTTTCTACAAGACCATCTTTGAAATCATGTACATAATCGTACAATCCTCCTAGAGCTTGGTGCTCAGCATAACTTTTTGTCTGCCAATGTAATAGATGTAGTTGCTCATGAAAATATGTAAGCTTACCAGCTATTGTTTCCAAGTTCAATTCTCCTGATTTCATTATTTCATCAGGGAATAGTGATTTTAAAGCCATTTTATTTTATTTTAAATTGTTGTTGTTGTTGTAGTTGTTGTACTCTGTATTGTGGTAGTAGTGGTGGTAGTTGTAGGAACATACGGTCTGTATGTTGCATTAATCTCTAACCAAGATGTACCAGAATCAGCACTTGATGGAGCTTGTGATAGTAATAATAAACTACTAGGAACAACTCTACCATATACATCTATTCTAACAAAAGCTCTTAATGAATTAGAAGTGAGTACACTATCACCAATAACTAAGCTTAGAGGTTGCCAATTGCCAACCTTTGGTCTTGAAGGACTAATGATAGGACCTCCAGGGATAATACGTCCCTGAGAGTTATATCTTACGTAAGCTATGTTACCGTTTCTACCTAACATTATTATGCTGCTGTTGTAGTTGTAGTTGTTGTAGGAACAATTGTTGTGGTTGTACTAGTAGTTGTTGGATTTCCTCTATAATATGTAGGAATTTCTCTCCATGTACCTGATTTAGGTTTGGAGGCTCTGAAGACAGGTGTTCCTGATACTACACGACCTGTAGAATCAACTTGAACAAATGCCTTTAATTTTGGTGTTGCGTTATTTGCCATGATTAAACTGTAGTTGTAGTAGTTGTAGTAGTGCTTGGTGTAGCAGTAGTAGTTGATGTAGTGGTGTCATTACAACACTCATACGTAGGGATTTCAAACCAACGACCAACGCGTGGTTTATTCTTTCTCAGAATCAAGCTGCTTGCGACAACTCTTCCCGATCCATCGTATCGGACAAATGCTTTTAATTTCTTCTGATTATTAGCCATGTTAATTAATAAGTTAAATT